GTCACGCGATCCGACGCGGCGACCGCCTCTGGCGTCCGTTGCTCGACACCAGCGCCCTCGTTGCCACCGTCGTCGTTTCCGCCGTCGGGCGACTGCTCGCCGAGCTCGTCGAGCTTCGCGAGCCACTGCTCCTCGGTCGCGTCCTCCGGCAGGCCGAGACGCTCGAGGATGGATGCCGGTACCGGCATGGTTCCTCCTTCGGTTGCTTGCCCGGCCCGGGCGGGCCGCGGGTCGCGCGACGCGGACGCGCCGGCGAGGTCGAGAAGCCCCTGCGGCGGGTCCTCCTCGAGCTGGTTGCGGTACAGCGACACGAGCTTCTTCGCCGCCTTCGTCTTCGCCTCGTCGCAGGCCGTCACCTGGCCGACGCGACCGGCTGCGGAGTGGACGCCGTTCCGGTTCAACGTGCCGTCCGGTTCCCGCACCGGCAGCGAGTACCGCTGCTTGACCGGCTTGTCCCTCCACTCGTCCCCGCAGGGGAGCCGGTCGAGGACGCAGGAGCGGGCGTACTCCGCATCCGTGAACCGCGCTGCGCTGCCGTCCCAGTCCTTGTCGGTCACCGTCTCCGAAGCCGCCCGGATGCCGCCTGCGGCCCGGCGGGCGGCGACCGCCGACGGGAACCGTGCGAGGATCTTCGATGCGGCCGCGGGCTCGGGGACGTCACGGAACTCCTGCACAACCCGGACTGGCTCCTTGAACGTGACGTTGCCATCACCGTCGGTCTTGAACGGCACCCGATACAGGTGGCCTTCGTCGTCGTCGGCGATCACCTCGTTCGGGTCGACTCGGATGTCGACCGGCCACCACCAATAGCGGTCGCCCTGGCAGAACTCGTTCCAGAACGCGCGCATGACGGCATCGGTCGAGGCCGCTGCTGACACGGGCATCGGCTCCTCCTTGCTTGCGCTGGCCGGGACGGCAGCCGGGCCGTCGGTGAGTAGCCTCTGGAGGTCTTCGAGGTTCTGGATCGCCGGAAGCCACTCGCCGCCGAGCGCGAGCGCGGTCAGCACAAACGAGTAGCGTTTCCCGCCCGGCGTCTCGATGTCCCAGTCGCCTTCGAGCGAGCGTGTCGGATACGCGGACGGCATCGCGTCGGCGAGCCATTCGGGGACATCGATGAGGTCACCAAGGATGACGCCTCCGTCGTTTGCGAGCCGCAGGTTCGCGACACGTCCGAATGCGGGGTTCCCGTCCTCTCGCAGCGAGCCGTGGTAGGCGAACGGGTCGTAGATCGGTTCGGCCTCGTTGAAACGCGGGTCGGTGTGGCCGACCTTGATCCTCGGTAGCAGGACGTGGGGGTCGTCCATCGCTGCGGTGACAGCATCGGCGAGATGCTCGAGCGTCAACGTGACCGGCCCCGTCGATGCTGGCCATTTCATGCCGACAGCGGCGATCTCAACGTCGGTTACCGTCACGTAGTTCATGCGGCCGCCGCCGCCTCCTCATACACCGCCACGACCGTGCCGCGGCAGCGTGGGCCGCCGAGGCACCCCTTGAAGCCGCCGGTCGGGTAGGCGCGCGTCGCCTCGTCAAGGTCGGCGAACTCACGACCGTCCTCGTTGCGGCACGGATCGCAGCAGTTCACGTCGAGCAGCTCGGACGCGTAGTAGCTCGCGGGCCCTGCAGCAGCGATGACCGCGACCCGCCCCGCGTTCTGCGCGGCCGTGATCGCCCCTCCGAACTGGTCCACGAGGTAGGCGTCGGAGAGGCCGTCGAGGTAGGTCGCGACCTCGTCGGCGACCGCCGAGGCGGCGAGCGCGCCACCGGTGAGCTGCACAGCCTTCCGGCCGCCGGCTTCGGACAGCGAGCGGGCTAGGAGCTGCGCGACCGCCGCGGCGCGCGCCTCGAGCGCGGTTGTCTCGTCGACGAGCGAAGGGAGCTCCGCGTTGATCACACCCTGCCGTTTCGCTTCGGCGAGCGCCTCTGCGGCGCCCTGGGCGGCGGCGCGGGCAAGCGCGAGCGCGACGAGCTCCTCTCCGGCCGTGGGCGTCTCGATCGCGGCCAGCGCCGCGAGGTCGCCGTTCGCACGTTCGATCGCGCCGCGGAGCTCGGACACCTGACCCGCCCGGACGGTCTTCCAGGCGGCGACGAGCGCCTCCACATCGTTCAGGTAATTCCGTTCCAATGCGGCGAAGTCGGTTTGGGCTCGCACCTCGTGCTCGTACGGCTGCCTGCGCAGCGTCCGGTTGGGGAGCGGGAGCACGGTCGCAGCCCCCCGGACGGCCTTCTTGTCCCGTCCCTGCCGTCCGCCACGTGACGCAGCCGCAGCCGCTGAGGCGTCTGCTCGGTCGGGGAGGCCAAGCTCCTCCCGGAGCGCCTCCTCGAGCTCGTCGTCGACCCTCAGCGCCCCGGCTTTGATCAGCTCGGCGATGTCGGAGACGGCGAACCGCGGGTCGGACGGCCGCCAGAACGCAAGCCGCGGGACGAACTCGACGTCGGCGCCTTCGTTCCAGTCGACATCGTCCTCGAGGACGTGCTCGTTGAAGACGTCGCGGAACCAGATCGCAACGCCCTCCTGGAACTGCCCCATCAGGTCGGCGAAGGTGCCGCCGACGCCACGCGACCCGTACTGAGTTGAGGCAAGCTGGATGACCATCAGGAAGAACGGGCGGCTCATCGCCTCGTCGTGCCGGTTGATCGACTCGATCGTGGTCGGGCCGCCGCCGGGCCGTTCGAGATGCATCGTCGTGCCAGCGGGGACGGCGATCTCGCCCTGCTGGTTCGCGTTGATCTGCCCGCTAAGCGCGGACAGCCTCGCGAGCTCGGCGGGGGACGCGTCCTTGGCAGCCTCCGCCCACCAAACGCCGCCGCCCTTCTCGTGGTTGACAGCGTCGACGCGCAACAGGCGGTCCTTCAGCAGCCACTCGCGGTAGCAGTCCCGGTACATCGACGTGCCAGCCCATGAGCCCGGGTCGGCGTTCCAGGCGTAGGCGACGAGACGGTCGACCGGGATCGGTTTCGCCTCCAACCCGATCTGCTGCGTGATCGCAACGAGGCCACCGTCCTGCGCGACGGTGATCTCGGTGATCGTCCGCGGCGGCCTGGGCGCGAGCTTGCGGATGTGCCAGAGCCCGTCGTCGCCGATGTCGCCGGCCTGCTCGAAGAAATAGTGGCCGTACTCGAGCGCCTTGAACGCCAGCTCTTGGTGCGCGGCGAAGCTGAACCTGCTGCGGGCGCGGCCGATCGGCCCGACCGGGCGGCCTGTCTCAAGCATGCTGATCGCATCCGCGATTCTCGGCAGGTTGTAGTCGCGGCAGATACGGTCGACCAATGCTGGGGGTGCGCCGTTGTCGTCGATCCCCCACGCGTACCGAGTGATCGGCAGGACCGTCCCGCGCATCAACGCGGCCAGCTGCGAGTCGTGGCGCATCCGCGGAAACGTCTCCCTGACCGACACCGGCCACGTCAACTCGGGGACGTACTCGACATCATCGACGAAAACCCCGGCGCCCGCCCGGTTGCCACCAAAAAGACCCCACGAGGGAAGCGGCTGCGCGGTCGCGACGCCAAGCTCGCCCGTCGGCGGCCGGGAACCGTTGCGGGTCTGGACAGGGATCGGCACCCGCTACCCCGCAGCCCCCGTTTTTGCGATCGCCTCGGACGCCTTACGCTGGTTGCGCGCCCTGCGGATGAACATGTCGGCGATCTTCCATGCGGCCGCGATCACCGTCCCCGCGATCGAGATCACGAGCTGGCCGGTGTCGTTATTGACCCACCCCCACGCGACCGCCTGCGCCACCGCGAACGTGATCACTGCCAGCAGCTGCGCCGGCGTGACGTCCGGCATCCCCGACCCTTGCGGCTGCAGCCCGGCTGTCATCGCTGCGACACCGACACGGAGACCATGTCGTTCGCCCACCCGCTCGCCGGGAGGTGCCCTGGGTTCGCGTGGCCGCTCAGGTTGACGTTGAACGTCTTCCCGCTGTCACCGACCGCACCGGAGTCGATCAGCGCGCGCGCGGAATCGGAGGCGGCCTCGAACTGGTCGCGCACGTGCGGCTCCCACCCATCCATCGGCGGCGACGCCGACGCGTTGGCAGGCTCGAGGTCTTCGTCGAGACTCGCCGCGCGAACACCGTTCGGGAACGAAGCTGACCAGCTCATCGCTCTCCTTCCTCGCTCATACGTCCTCCCGCCGCCCCGAGGCTTTCGCCCGCCGCGCGACGAACGCCTCCGACCGTCGCCACCACGATCTCGGGATCCGCTCCGGCAGCGCTTGCGGGCGCACCGTCATGTTGTGCGGCCCCGACGAGCGGAACTCGCCCTCGCCGAGATACCAACGCAACCACAACCAGAACTCCAGCTCCCGATAGCTGGACGGTGGCGGCTTCGGCTTGGCCCCCTGGACGATCGCCCAGGCACGGGCGATCAGCTTGTCGACGGGGAAGAACCGGCCGGGGTCGTAATGGTCGCCCCCGTACTTGCGCGACTGCTCCGCGTGCGTCGAAACACCGAATTCGGTCGACCGGCTGAGCGGGATCCGCCATGCGCTCGACCAGTGCGCCAGCCACTGCGCCACCGTCTCGAGCTGCGCCGGCCGTGCGAGCCACACCGAAGGCAGGAACGAGGCGAACCCGACGATCTCGATCCCTAACGCGCCCGTGTTCCGACGCGCCGTGTGGTAGGCGACCTCCCCGTCATTGACGTACCTGGCGGATAACCCCTCCGCGTCGACGCCGACGTGCGCGCCGGGCCCCCAGCTGACGCCATGCCAGTAGGCGGCGATCCCGGCGAGGTCGCGGATGCCGGCCGCGTCATGGGATTCGGTGTCGTGCAGATGGATCCGGACAGGCTTGTGCGGCCCGTGCGACGCGACGAGCGGGCGGCCGTCGTAGTCGACACGCGGCTCCGGGACGTTTACCGTCTGGCTCGGGAGGCGGGTGGCGTTCACGCTAGGCCCCGCCAGCGGAGCTCGAGGAGATGGTCGAGCCACGCATCGACGAACGGCTCGACCGTGGCCCAGTCGCCGCCGCGTTGCAGGTAGCGGACGGCACGGAGGAGCGCCCACTCCGCGTCCGCCTTCACCGACACCCCAGGTATCGGCCTGCCCCCGGGAAGGACCGGTGCGGTGACGGGTGCCGCGGTCGCCGTCACATCGCCCTCGCCAGGAGGTCGCCGGTGAGCGT